TCAATCCTCGTTGCGAAGCACTTCTTCGGTAAGTTCTGGCGTATCTGGTTCCAGAAGTTCGCCTCGGGTCCCCTGCTCATCTGTTATATCCTTATAGCTGCCCTCAATCTGGAACGCTTGCGGATATTGTTTTTGTAGTGCAGCAAGTCGCGCCGTGATTTCATCTCTTGATAGTTGGTCTATCGTATTAATCGTCTCGCGTCTATCGATAGTCAAACCACCGAGGGCTGACCGTATCTTTTCAGCGTTGATTGCAGCAGAGAATTGCCCTGCCTCCTCGGCCCCGCGCGATAGCTGATGCAGTCTTTCAAGCTGACCGATGGTGGACACACCATACCGCCGCTCTCGTTCCTGTCGTAATTCTTGGATGTATTCCACAACATGCGGATAGTCTCTGCCGTTTAGCAGAACAGATGCCTGTTTACCCGCAAGGTCCTGTGCATATCCCGCAAGTCTGGCACACTCCGCATTCGAATAGATACCCTCGACAATCTTCTGTGCAAAGGTCATCTGTCGGTTGGTCAACTGCCTACCAAATTCTTCTTCGATCTCTTGTTTTTTGGAAGCCATAATGATTACACCTGATTACGTTGTTTACAGTGTTTTTCTAGGTAGTTGTAAGTATACTGCAAACATATTGTCGGAACAAGGGCATCGAAGTGTAATCATTTACCCCCCTTTTGTAATCAAGTGTAATCATACGCAGCTATATAAATAAGGGCTTGATTACGCCGTTTACGCTGATTACACGATTTTCGTTTCAATTTTTTTTTTTTTCAAAAATTCTGGAAAAATACCGTATATAACGTAATCATACTTTTTTGTTGACAGTCTGACCCACCTCAACTAATCTACAACCATTCAACAATTACGAAAGGAAATGAAATGCCTAATCATTGTTATCAGCAAGTTGAGATTCATGGTCCAAGGACCAAGGTTCAGGAACTGTATGAGTATCTACTGGTGAACGATCACCCAGAGTTCTTCAACTTAATTATCCCGATGCCAGAGGAGGTGAACGATGCGCCTCCGACTAGAGAGGTTGGCGGTTATGAGTTACCTGCTTGGTATGCGTGGCGTGTTAAGAACTGGGGCACGAAGTGGGATATTGCGGATGTTCAGCTTACGAATCCTTTGACGTTGCATGATGATGAGAACGCCTCGTTCTCGTTCAACTGTTGGACTGCGTGGTCTCCGCCTGTTCCTGTTTGGGACAAGTTGGTTGAGATGGGTTTGTCTGTTGATGCGGACTATCAGGATGAGGGGATGTACTTCGAGGGCCGTTATGTAAATGGCGAGGACGAGTGTTGGGAGCCAGAGTTAGAAGAGGAGGACGCGTGATGGATATGCAGAAGTATTACAGCCAGTTGGTTGGAGCGAAGATCATTGGGTTTCGGTTTGTCGAGGACGAGGATGCGTTGGAGCCGTTCCCTGTGTTTACGTTGCGGTTGGGCGGACAGACTGTTGATATGTCTTTGTCGATGGACGAAGAGGGTAACGGCGGCGGGTTCGCGTTTATTGAGGAGTATCAGTATGCATAAGATTAGTATTCTGTGGGGCGAGTGTCCCGAAGATGGGCAAGAGGCTGTGACGTACAGCTTCGATACTGAGGCGGAACTTAACGCATTCACTTTTGGGATTGCGTGTGCGGATGGATGGCTTGGTTTTGATGACACTGTGCCAGAGGGTTATGTTTATTGTGAGGAGGATGCGTGAGATGGAGGAAGTGTATATCGATACGATTGCGTACATGGAGGATGGCAAGGGTGCATCTATTCTAGCGACCTTTGCGGATCAGGAATTGTATAGCCTGTGCGCCCCTGTGATTGAAGCGTGGATCAAGGACCAAGGTCCGAGTTACTACCTCACTGAGAGTTGTGAGCGGGACATTTGTGTGGAGGTTGAGTGATGTTTGCGATGGAATACGAATGCCCATGCGGAGAGGCGTGGTCCATGGAGCATGATTGTGCATGCAATGACCGCTGCCCTTCGTGTGATCTAGAGAATGAACCTGTTAGTGTGGAGGATGCGTGATGGATGATCGAGTATGTATGCACTATGTGATCGACCGCATTGAGTATGTGATCAAGATGCATGATCCAGAGAACCCAGAGATTGCGGACATGAAATACATGTACGAGGCACTGGATAAATGGAAGGACGAGTTGATCTACAACTTGGGGGTCAATCGTCGGATAGATTACAAGGAAGTAGTGGAGTGGACTGATGGGTAAGATGAAGGATCTGTTGATCGAGTTGCAAGAGACGCCGATCATGACGCCGTGTCCTGATTGTTTGGGAACTGGCAGCATTGAGTATGACGTACCACGTCCGCATAACTTTGGCCGTGACGTTGGATACATCGACACAGAGACCGAGGTCTGTGAAACGTGCAGCGGGGATGGAGAGATCGAGCGGCTGTGTGATTGCGGTTCGCCTGTGACTAAGATCATGGGCCAAGATGCAGAGGTATGTATGGAGTGTGCCGATGAAAACGTATGAGGTTGTATGCGAGGGCGTTGTTCAGAGGTTGGTGTTGGTTGAAGCGACCAACGCAGCGGATGCGGCGAAGGCTGCGCGTCAAGAGTTTTGTGCCTTAACGGGTGCAGAGAAGGAGGGCATTGCGATCCTCGATATTTACAGTGAACCAGTGGAACTGAAGGAGGTGGAGAAAAAAGATTAAAAAAGTTGTTGACATACAACTTAACAACATGTCACAAACAAATCACTTTCAATTAGTAAACAACTTAGCCAAGAAAGGAAAACATCATGGCAACTAAGAAAGCACCACAAGAAGCAGCATTGGAAATCCAACCGCTAAAGCAAGGTCGAATCAAGCTACGCATGATGGGTACAACCCCACTGTATTTCAATAGCATGAGTTCGAAGGCCATGCGTGATCTATTGATCGGGGGTGGCAAGAAGACAGCCGCGCAGCGTAAGGAGATCAAGCACAATCCAGAGCAAGAGTATCGGGATTCGGTTTACAAGAAGCCGTTTGGGGAGACGTTACTTTGTTTCCCTGCACCTGGGGTCAAGGGTGCGATGGCGACTGCTGCGTTAGAGACTGATGGTATTACTAAGACGAGCGTACAGCGTTTGATCTTTTTACCACAGACGCATGTACAGATCTGGGGCAAGCCTCAGTTGAAGATTGACATGGTTCGATCTGCGGACATGAACAAGACCCCAGACATGCGGACCCGCGCGTACTTACCGCGTTGGTGTGCGGAGGTGGACATTGCGTATGTTCAGCCCACGTTGTCTGCGTATTCGATTGTATCGTTGTTGACGAATGCGGGATCGATTGTTGGTATCGGGGACTTCCGACAGGAGAAGGGCCGAGGATCGTTTGGCACGTTCCAAGTTCTGACAGAGGACAGCATGGGATCATTCCAAGGGGAGTGGGATGAGTTGATGTTGGAGGGCCGAGAGGTTCAGCAGGAGGCGTTGGATAATCCAGAGTATGCGGATGATCAGACTGCTGAGTTGATGGCCTTCATGGAGGAAGAGCGTATGCGTCGAGATGTTACTCTCGTTGCAGCGGAATAAGAAGCAAGGATCGGGGGCCGAGTGCCCCCATCCATTTAGGGTTACAGCCGTGACCAACTGGCGAGAGGTGTCTCACATATGCACCAATGTTGGCGGCAAGCTGTGAGTGTCTTAACCGCAGCGATTAGAGGGAAGTTATATCTCCTTGCTTCCTGATCTAATATTTTGGTCAAGGTTAGATATGTTGAGACGGTCAAGGCGGGGTCGGGTTGGGTACGTTCTGCTCAGGCGGGGTGGGTTTCGGCGGTCCCGTTATGTCGTTGACGGTTTGGTCCGACTTGGTGCGATAAGTCATGGTTTGGCGGTCGGGGCGAGATCCGGTTAGATATGTCGCGGTTTGTCGCGGTATGTTCAGGCGGTCGGGGCACGGTCCGGTTTGGACGGGTACGGTGAGTCGGGGTGCGGCACAGGCATGGCCCGTTTTGGTTTGGCGGTTGTGGTACGTTCCGACAGGTTATGGTGCGTTGCATTGCGGTATGTTTTGGCGGTCTAGGTTGGGTACGGCGGTGTGTGTTGGGGTTCGACGGGTTAAGTTTTGGTCACGGTACGGCGGTCAAGTCGGGGTTCGTTCAGGCGGGGTGTGATGAGGTCAGCTTGGGTTTGGCGGTCTTGATTAGGTGCGTTCGGGTTAGGTTCGGTAGGGTGAGGACACGGTACGGCGGTCGTGTTTCGGTTTTGTTGGTTTTGGTATGGTTAAATAAGTCAAGGCGGTCAAGGTCAGATATGTCGGGGTTGGGTGAGGACTGGTCTGACAGGGTGAGTCGCGGCGCGGTCAGTTAAGGCGGTCAATTAACAGCTATCATAGGAGGAAAAGAAATGGCTGGATTTCCAAAGAAAGAACGTCAAAGAATTATTGACGAATACCTAGCGGCGTCAGGTCGCAATATGTTTGTGCCACATGAGTTTGTGGATTGGTTGGGTGGTCAGCCTGATCACGAAGCATACGATTGGTTCTATGGCATGGACGATGCAGAGGCTGCGCGTCAGCATCGGATACAGTTGGCTCGGCAGATGGCGAGTGGACTGAGGATCGTGGTCCAAGAGTCGGACCCTCAAGATCAGGTGGTCAGCTTAACGGTGCGAGAGTATCCGACATTCATCAGCCCAGTGAAGTTGCGCAAGAGCGGCGGTGGGTATGAGCGGTTCGATCCTGAGAGTGAGGATTCTCAAAGGGAACTTCGTAGACAAGCGGCGACAGCTTTGGCATCATGGTTGTCTAGGTATCGTGGCTGCGTCGAGAACTTTGGTTGCGATGTATCGTATATAGAAGAACTAGCACAAACCCTGCGCGAGGTGCAGGATGAAGCAGTAGGAGAGTAAGGATGTTTAAGAAGATATGGAATAGAATACGAGTAAAGAAGGGCGACAACGAGAAGCTGACGCGTAAGGAACAGATCCTTGTTGAGTTGCGCCGAGGTCAGGGGACCGCGCGTCAACTGTCGGATCGCATGGGTTTGAAGCTGAGTATTGTGCGGACTAACCTGTCCGCCTTACACAACATGGGTGCGATCAAGGACACGGGCACAGATGCGGGGGCCGAGAGCGTGTGGGAAGTGGTGGAATGATCTACTACTTCACGGCGTTGGTGGTCAGTTATGCGATCAACGGCGAACCTGCGAAGGCGGTTGTTTGGTATGATCGGGAGCGTCATTGCCAGGAAGCAATGAATGACGGCCTGGCTGATCCATTGTATACTCAGTTGTATGAACTGTATGACGATCTGATGATGGAGTGTCATGTGTCAGATCAAGTATCATTTGTATTGAAACCAAGACTAAGACCCAAGGAGGATTAAACATGGGCGACAAACTTACACC